CGCATTAGATAAATTCCAAGGTCAATACGGATTTTCCGTAGGGACAACTGGAACAGCACCTGCTGGCTACTGGGCGATCCAGATGCTTTCAGATACCACGTTTAGCACGATTAGTGGTAAATTTGATGGTACTCTGACAGGCGTTACGATTGGCTCTGGCAACATCATTTATGGCGAGTTCAACAGCTACACGGCTGGAACTGGCCGAGTGATCGGATACATAGCTGGTTAATGATTAAAGTAATCACATCGCCAAAGGTTCTATCCCTTGGCGATTGATTGCATTGTTATTTTATGCCAAGACTATCTCTAGGATTAGGAGTACAAAACATCCGCAAGGTTGGGGGAGTAGCTCCATTCTCCCCAGCCGACATCTCTGGCCTATCTCTCTGGCTCAAGGCTGATGCTGGTGTTACCTTGCTTATGTCAAATGTTACAGCTTGGGCAGATCAAAGTGGAAACGGAAGAAGTGTAACGGTTGCCAGCCTTCCAGCTTTCACGGCAAGCTCCATAAATGGTAAGCCGACAATAGACTTTAATGGTGCAACGCAATTTGTGGATGCACTAACACCAGCTTTTGTTGGTAATAATAATTTTAGCGTGATTTGGGCTTTTAAATATGTTGGTGATAGTATCGTTGGAGATGGTTATTCGCCGAATGTATCGTTCCTATCGGATACTAGTTCAGATCTAGGCGCATTTCATTACATAAAAAATGAAAGCAAATATTCAGCGTCCTACCCGCTGGCTTTTAATGGGTGGGGAGCTTATGATTACACTGAAGAAGAATTTACTTATTCAGATGGTTCTAATTATATTTTAGAATTTGTATCAAATCCAGATTCAGAAAACTTTTCTGTTCTGCGTAACAACACCATAGAAGGAACTGGGTCTATAGGCACAGCAGCAAGTTCCGATGCGATTGGCATACGAATTGCTGGTCAGCAATCTCCTTCTCGCCGCGCAAACATAAAGATGGCTGAAATTATGGTCTATAATTCGACCCTAACATCTCCACAGCTAGGCCAATTAAGGGGCTACCTTAACACTAAATACGCAATATACTAAAATGCCCCTCCTCTTCATCGCTCTCTTGCTGTGTTCCTGCTCACCAAAGCACGAAGACAACAACGCGCTCCCACGCTACAGCGACATGGGCGCAGCCCATGACGCAGGCCAAGTTAAGCCATGAGCGAAGACCAAGTTTGGAACATAGAATTGAAGCTCGCCAGGATGGAAGAGCGTCAGGTTCAGCTTTATGCGCTGGTCGAGAGGTCACTTGCAAACTACGGAGATCTTGCTAATAAGGTTAATGCGCTGGAGCATCTAAGGACTAAGATACTAGCCCTTTCTGGCGTTATTGGCCTTATATGTTCAATGGCTTGGGACGTAATCAAAAATAGGAACAACTAGGAGAAAATATGCCGAATTTTACAGCAGGAACCAGCTTTGGTGCAAACGACACAGTAACCAATACAAAGCTTAACGCTTTGATTGCGGATGCTACGATTAATCCAGAATGCACATTAAGCATTAACTCTGGCACGATTGGCACGCTTTCCTGCACCAGGGGGACAATTGGAACGTTTAATAGTACAACTGGAACTGTTGCTACGCTCAATACCACTACTGGATCTGTCCAAACATTAAGTGCTGGAACATTGGCAACTGACCTTACTGGTGGGACGTACTCTGGATTAATCAATTCTAGTACTGGCACATACTCTGGATTAATCAATTCGAGTACTGGCACATATTCTGGATCGATTGGAACAGCAAGAAGCTTGACGGCTGGGACAATTCAAACACTAACAGCAAGCACTCTTACTGGCACACTTACTGGTGGAACCTATTCTGGATCGCTTGGAACTTCATGCAATTTTACGGCTGGAACTATTAATAATTTCACATCCTCCAGCAATGCAACAATAGCTGGACGCACAATTGGAACAGGAGCAGGTCAAGCTAATGTTGCCTTTGGGCTTAATACGCTTGGCAGCAATACAACTGGAGGTTTAAATGCTGGAGTTGGTAATAGCGCGCTACAAGCGAACACAAGCGGAAGCTTTAATAGCGCATTTGGGGAACAATCTCTTTTAGTTAATAATACAGGATCATTTAATTCTGCATTTGGAGTTGGAGTTCTTGATTCAAATACTTCTGGAAGTAACAATAGTGCGTTTGGGTATGCCTCATTAGAAGCCAATACAACTGGTATTTCAAACACAGCAATTGGATATTTTGCTGGAAATGCAAACACAACTGGAACAAATAATACATTTATTGGAAATGGAGCAGTTAATACTGCTGGAGGCGCAACAGCGTCAAATACAATTGTTCTTGGGAACTCCGCAATTGCAACCTTGAGGTGTCAAACATCCACAATTTCAGCATTATCTGATGCTAGGGACAAAAGCAATATTGAAGACATTCCAGTTGGAATTGAATTTATCAATGACTTGCGTCCAGTTAAATTCACATGGAATCAGCGTGATGGAATGCGCGCTGGATTAACTGATGCTGGATTTATTGCTCAAGAATCTTTGGATGTTGTAAATAAGCATAATGCGAATTGGATTGGTCTTGTTGAGGATGAGAATAAAGATCAGCTCGCAATGACTCCTGGCAAACTGATTCCAATTCTTGTTAAGTCCATCCAACAACTCTCTGCCAAGGTAGACAGTCTAGAAGCACAACTGGCCAGCAAATGACCATCACCGAAATCGCTCAGTTTGCAGGCGAGAAGATCGGTAAGACCGATGCTGATACTATCACGTTCCTGCAAAAGGCAGCAGCCCTAAACTATCGGCGCGTTTGGAACTTTGCGCCTTGGCGCGAGACTGTTACCAATTCGACGTATGCGATTACAGATATAGCAAGCAGAACAGTAGCCCTCGGAACAAATGTAGAGACACCTCTATCCGTTGCATGGGGAGATGACGAACTTACCCCTATGGATCTTGCCACGATTATATCGCAGGATGCCGATCTTCTCGACATTGACAGAACTGGCACACCGCAGGCGTATTATTTCAAGGGACGCAATTCTTCAGGTATTGCAGAAATTGATGTTTACCCTGCCCTCGAAACAACCAGCACCACTACCCTAAAAGTTATCGAAAAGCTCCAATGCCTTACTCGCTCGAACTACATTGTAGACTTTCCTCCAACCAGCAACGCCATTGGTGACGAACTCCGTCTTCCGCATGTCAGTCATGTTGTACTCGCATTGACGCATGCCGATGCCCTAGAGCGCGAGCGTCAGTATGGAAAGGCGCAGCTTGTTGTTCAGACTGCCAATACCGACTTGGCATCTATGGCGAACTACGAATTGAGCCAAGTCGGCGGAATGAAGCAGATCACCCCAACCTCTCTTGGCGAACTTGGTTTAGAAGAGATCATCTAAAGCCATGCCGTACTTCACGGATGCAACAGATGATGTACTGTCGGTAGCTGTCACGCCAAGTTTTGATGGTGGCCAGGTATCTGGCATTAGCCCAAATCTTATTGCGGATAACGCAGCCTCCGAGCTGCTGAACATGACCATTTCGCCCAATGGCAACCTTCAGACTCGCCAGGGCATTGAGACAGTTTCGACAAGTTTTTCTACTGCAAACACAGTGCAGGGTATGTTCTATTTTGATACACCTAACATTGAGACAATTGTTGTTGGGACAAATGGAACTCTTTATAAGTACAACACTGGTTCAACCACATTTTCCACAACTGGTGGGACAGTAGTAAATTCATCAGCTCAAATAGAATTTGCACAGTTGAACAATAAATTGTTTTTTGCAGACGGAACAAGCAATCTTCAGTTTACAAATGGAACAAGTTCCTATAGGCAGGGAACAAGCATTCTTTCAATAACTGTATCAACGCAGGGATTGGGGTATACTGGATCAACAGCTGCCGTTACAATTGGCGCACCAAACCTAGCTTACGGAACAACTGCCAGCGCAATTGCAACAGTAACAGGCGGAACAGTATCTGGAGTTATTGTTACAAATGCTGGATCTGGATATACATCAGCTCCATCTGTTACAATAGCTGCTCCACCAGCTGGAGGTGGTCACTTTACGGCAACCGCAACAGCAAGTATATCTTCGCTCGCTCCTGCTGGCCTTCGTCTAATCAAATCATTTACAAATAGATTATTCGCAGTAGGCACAGGCGAGGATCGGAACACTCTTTACGCTTCGGACATACTTGATCCAGAGATATGGAAAACAACCAATTCAATAATTGTGGGTGGTGACGATGGTGAAGATATTATTGCAATCCAACCCTTCTACGGATTCCAGATCATCGTGTTTAAGAGGAATAGGATCTACTTGGTTGATGTCACGCCAAGCACGACTGTGACATCAGGAACAAGCGTGTTGTCGCTTACCAATAGCGCAGCAGAGTGGACTGTTCAGACAATTTCAAATAGGATTGGTTGTATCGCAGGCAGAT